AAGGTGCAATCATTATTGTAGTGTAAATCAATTTTGTTCTCATTATATGAAAGTGAATTTTTAATATGATAGAAAATATTAGAAAAAAACAAGTAAGGGGTGATACTTATATTTTAAATAGAATAATAAATCATTTGAATAAAAATTATCATAGAGTAATTAACTCCGAAGATACTACTTTATATGAAATTTGGTGGTTTATTAAACAAAGCCGACAAGCAAAACATAAAGATACTAAAAATAAAAGAATAGGAATTAATAAGGTAAAACTTTAATGCCTAAAAAAAAAGATAATGTAGTTAGGCCATTTGCTTATACTAAAGATACTTTAATCATGGACTTGCTTCATAGATATGCAAAACGATCAGAAATCGGTATTGCTACTCATGGCAAGACTATGGTTGAGGCGGATAAACCCGTAGATCAATGGATAGAAGACGCACAAGAAGAGGCATGGGACAAAATAGTCTATCTTGAAAAGTTAAAGCGAATACTCAAAAATCTAAATATTAAATAGAACAAACCAAGAACATAGTATATAATCTGTACTATGCTTAAATTCATATTAGTTATACAATTATGCTATGGTGCAAGTGGTGTATGTTTTAACCCAATGACCAATGCTGATTTTATATATGACGACTATAAATCCTGTATTCTTCAAGGATATGATCAAGGCTCAAAATTTATTAATGAACTAGACGAACAAGCCGTTATGAAATCTAAACCTATAATTAGATTTTGGTGTGAGGAAAAAACAATTAATGAAGAGAAAAAGATCAACACATAAAACTCCTAGCACAAAAGATAGTTTAGGGGTAATTTCCTACCAATTATCTGAAATACATAAAGATTTAGCACAAAATAGTAAGGATATAGAGGAATTAAAAAAACAAGTTAATTTAGGTAAAGGTGGTATTCAAGCCTTATTTGTGGTAGGTTCGTTTGTAGGTTTACTTATAGGAGCAATTAAGTTATTTAAAGGATAAATTATGATTGGATTAATTACAAAAATCTTACCTAGTGGAATTAAATTAGGTATGGAAATAATGAAAAACAAACAGAACACTAAAAGATTAGAAAGTGTTGCTGAAATGAAACACATGGAAAGAATGGCAACAGGCGAGTTAGAATACAAACAAGCCGTTATGACTAATAATCAACAGGGATGGAAAGACGAATTCGTTTTACTTTTAGTTTCGGCTCCCGTGATGATCTTAATTTGGTCAATATTTAGTGATGATCCTGCCATAATGGAGAAAGTAGATAAGTTTTTTACACAATTTAATAATATGCCTTTCTGGTATCAAGCCTTGTTTATTGGTGTTGTATCGGCTATATATGGCCTTAAAGGGGCTGATATTATGAAAAAGCCTAAATAGTATGTATGAAGAATTAAAAGAACGAATTAAAGAACATGAGGGCTTTGTACCTAGAATATATAAAGATAGTCTAGGATTTGCCACAATCGGATTTGGCCACCTTGTAAAAGAAGGTGAACAATGGGAAGAAGGCAAAGAATATACAAAAGAACAATTAGAATATGTCTTTGATACAGATTTTGAAGAGGCTAAAAAAAATGCTTTATCTTTAATTGGTGATATTGAATTAGTTGATGATGCTAAATGTGTCATAATTGAGATGGTGTTTCAATTAGGAATTGGTGGTGTTTCCAAATTTAAAATGATGTGGGAAGCATTATCTAAAGGTGATTACGGAGAAGCCTCTATTCAAATGATGGATAGCCGTTGGGCTAAACAAACTCCAAAACGAGCAGAAAGTCTTTCAGCCATTATGAGAAGTTGCAAAAGTTAATTAACTTTGCTATACACTCTACAATGGTATGTTAGTATTTGAAGAAATAATAATAAACTACGATAAACTAGACAAAGAGATTCCTATTGTCCGTGATGTACATATAGACAAGGGAATTGTAACTTACATTGATCCAAAAGAAAAGTTAAAAAACTTGGAAGAATGTAAAGAAGGAAATTAATATGTACAAAAGGATTTTAGTTATAAGTGATTTACATATACCATATCATCATAAAGATAGCTTTGCTTTTTTGCGAGAAATTAAGAAATTATATAAACCAGACTTCGTGGTTAATATTGGTGATCTACTTGATTTCCATGCTATATCTATGCACGATCACAACCCAGACTTATATTCTGCTGGTGATGAATTAAAACAATCAAGAATTTATATTAAAGAATTAGAAACTATATTCCCAGAAGTAACAGAAGTAGATTCAAACCATAGTAGTTTAGTATTTAGAAGAGCATTAAAATATGGAATGAGTAAAGAATTTCTAAAGGGTTATGGTGATTTTCTTGGTACTAAAAAATGGAAATGGGTAGATGATCTAACTCTTACAATGTCTAATAAACAAAGATGTTTTTTTACACACGGAAGATCAGCAGATGTTTTAAAAGTATCTCAAACAATGGGTATGTCAGCAGTACAAGGCCATTACCATACTAAATTTGTAATATCTTATTGGGCTAATCCCGATAACTTATTCTTTGGTATGAATGTAGGATGTCTTATTAATCAAAAAAGCATGGCCTTTTCTTATGCAAAGAATTTTAAAACTAGATTTATATTAGGATGTGGTATGATAGTAGAAGGTATACCTAGACTAATGCCTATGGTATTAAATAATAAAGGTAATTGGATAGGTAAGTTAGTTTAAAATATCCAAGCTGATACAACAGCAGATACTACAGCTACAATAATAACTTTTTTCATACAAGGATCACAAAGTCCTGTTCTATCTTGTACCCATGTAGCTATTGATTTTAATTTTTCCATTTATACTCCTTATAGTACGATTGTTTCAGCTTCTTCCTCGGTAAGAGGTTCTCCAGCAATTAACTTTGCTTTAGCACTAGCTTTGTTAGTTTCATCTGCTGTTTTCTTATCTTCCATTTCTTGTAATTTAGCAGACCTTGTTGAAATAAAGTCATCTTTAAAATCATTCCAAATTGGTTTATCTAAACTATTTTCTTCATTCCACTCACAAGCATTATCAAAAGTTTCATTAGTTAATGCTGTTTCATCTTGTATTAAATCAAGACGAAAAGTTTGATCTGGATATTTAACTACTAAATATTCTGTAAGATTATAATAATTTTTTTCTGTTGCCATAATTTATCCTATGTTGATACTGCTCCATTATTTGATACTCCGCTATCTACTTCCCAAACTGTTACCCAAGAAACATACATACATTTACTATTAGCATCACTACCAGATGGATAGTAATTATAATAAAAAGTAGCTCCACTATGTCCAGCAATATATAATTGAATTTTAAAATTTGCTGAATTTATATTAGGTGCAAAATAGCCATGAACAACAGAAGATTGTCCATTATCATTATCAGCCATAATAAAAGAACCACCTGCACCTCTCATTCTTGAACCACTAGCATCAGCAATAGTTCCTAAAGTATAATTTGAACCATTGTCTGTTGAAAATCTTAAACCAGAATAAGTACCATCATTTCCAGAACCGCCTGTTAAAACAGCAGTTACATAAAATACACTTGATGTGCTTACAGGTGTGATTGTAGAACTTGTTATAATACCTGTTGGTGTATTACTAATTCCTGTTGAACCGCCACTTGTTCTATAATATTGATACATTTTTCTAATTGCACCACCTGCGTCTGTTCCCCATTCTGGGGCATTTGCTCCAGAATTCATTTTTAAAACTTGACCTGCTGTGCCTTTAGCTAGTCTTTGTAATCCACTTCCATCACGATATAATATATCTCCTTGTGTAGTAAGTGTTGTTCCTACATCAGTACCATCAGCACCTTTAGCCGCAAGTTTAGTCCAATAAGCAGTTTGAGATGTTGCTTGTGTTCCTGCTCCATGTGCTTGAATACAAATAAAACTTTCGTTTCCATGAGTTACAATGTCATCAATAACATAAGCAGTAGAACCGCTATATGCTCCTCTAAATACAGGTTTAATTCTTCCTAAATTTACTGTTGCCATTATTCACTCTCCTTTGGATTTGCGTCTTTAATAGCTTTTATTGTAGCTTTCCAACCATCAATACCATTATGATATATGTCATCTAATTGTTCTTGTAAAGGAGGATATTCTTTTATTCTATCATCTTGATAATTTTTTTCTTCCCAATTAGTTTTTAATTCTTGATATTTAGCTTCAATATCTTCTTGACTAATTGGTGTAGTATCTTCACCGAACCATAATGTTTCCCATTTTGGATTATTATTTTCATCATCTTCAAAAGAAAATGATGCATTGGCATTTATATTTAAAATAGCATTTGCGTAAGTTGGATATTTTTTTGTTCTATTATTTTTATCTTGTCTATATCTAGTTGTCATAATTATCCTCCAAAATCTATTGCAACAGCAGTTGACGCAAACTTTTCCTGTGCGCCAGAACCAATCGTTCTATTTAATTTAAAGCTACCTGATTGTTGAAAAACGATTTTATATTCACAAGCTGATGTTGTATTAGGTGTGTCCACTACCATCAGTTTAAAACCTTCTGGTGTACTGTCGTTATCTCCCTCACCATAAATAGTGTAAGGCGCAACAAAACCATTTCTATCTCCACCTGTTTGTAGGGCATCAATTAAATCAGTTGTTGCACCACCACTTATTGCTCGTCTTAATTCCACGGCACAGTCCCAACCACCATTACTAAATTCTCCATGAGCTGAAACCATAATTAATATTTTAGAACTTGTACTTTTTGGTGTTATCGTCACAGCAAGTGGGTCAAGAGTTGCTTGGTTTCCATAATCTCCTGAAGTTGCTGAAACTGTTGAAACTATAGAAGCACCACCATCATCTACCCAAGATAAAACCCCACCAGAAGTATTCTGTAGAATTTTATTTGAAGCAGGTTTAGCTAATCTTTGAAGACCAGAACCATCTCTATAAAGTATATCACCTTGTGTTGTTATTGTAGTACCTACATCTGTTCCTGCTACACCCCCTTTAGCTAAATAGGCCCAAGAGCCGTGAACCGATCCCCCTGTTGATGGAGCATTTCCTGTTGAGTTAGTTGTACATATAAACGAAGATGTTAAACCATTGTCTGTATGTTGTACTACATCATCAACAGTATAAGCTGTACCACCTGCGTAAGTACCTCTCCATACTAATTTAATTTTGCCTAAATCTATTGTTGCCATAATTATCCTATATTACTACTGTTTTAGCCTCTTCTTCTGTTAAAGGTTCTCCATCAATTAATTTTTGTCTTGCACTATCTTTTAATGCTTTTTCATCATTTTCTTTTTGTATTCTTTCAGCTTCTTTTGCTTCAAATTCTTCTTTATCTTTAACTTTTTGTGCCTGTTCTTCTGAAGTAAAATCTCTTAAAATTTCTCCTTCTGGTGTTTTTTCTAAAATTTTATCTGTCATATTATTTCCTTATTTAATTCCATATAATCCAATATGTCTTGCCGCATTTGTCCCATCACCTTGAAATTGTAAAGCAATTCCTGTACAAGCAGTCGAACTTAAAAAAGTACCACCACCTACATAATTATAATGCGTATTACTATCATTCCAACTTGTCATATTCCAAGTAATATTTTTGTGTACGGCTTCTTGTGGGTTAGCTAAAAAAATATAACCAGATGATCTTTTAGAATCACTACCACCACCATTAGAAATTTTTATAAATGATCCTTGCCAATCTGAATCAGCACCAGTTCCGCTTCCACCAGAATTTCTATACATATAATTTGACGCATAAGTATAATTAGAACCGCTATCAGTAGAACCACTATGTCTATATCTAAAACCAAAATTTCTTGCCGAAGTACCACAATAAGTATCAATAAGAACATAGTAATGTTTATATGTACTAGAAAAATATCCATCTATTGTTAATTCAGCGGCTGATGAACTGACAGAAGCTAATTTTACATAATCAGATGATACACTTAAAGTTGCCCATTCGGGAGCAGTTGCTCCGCTATTCATTTTTAAATATTGCCCAGCCGTTCCTTTTGCTAATTTTGCTAAAGTTGTAGAACCTGTTGCATATAAAACATCCCCAGCAGTAAAAGAGGTTAGGTTTGTTCCACCCTTATTTACAGGTACAGTTGGAAGACTTGCAGAAGCTAATCCATCTGTAATAGTAAATGATGTACCTGTAGGTACTGTAATTCCGCTACCAGATGCTTTTTCTATTTCATTAACCTTAATTTTTGACATAATTCATATTACCTTATTATCTATATTGTTGCAATTAAATTTCCACTAGCATTTACACTCCATGTAAAGCCACTAGCGGCAAACATTTTATCATCAAATGCCGCATATACAGCATTAGTTATATTGTCTTGACCACCATTAGTCGTTGTTACATTTAGATTATTACCATTTTTAACAAATCCATATATTTCAGCAGAACTAGCATTACCTAATTCCCATGCATTTCCTGCATCATTTACCTTAAATACTTTACCTGCCGCAATACCTGCTGTACTTAATTGTGCTACTCCTACTGTATTTTGACTTGGTGTAGCTATGTTTAAAGTATCTCCTAATTTTAATATCTTAATTGATTCCCCTGTTTGTGGTGCGGCACTAAAAGTTAAAGTAGCACCAGATACAGTAAATGAATCTCCCCAATGTTGAAGTACCCCAGAAAGTATAACCATTAAAACTCTTTCAGAAGGTACAGATTCTGACATAGTAAAATCTACTCTACTACCATCAAAACTTTGTGATAAAGTTATAAGTTTATATTCTCCTGTTTGTAATTGACGACCTACATATGGCATATTATATTATTACTAAAGTACCTCCTGTTATAGTCCAAGTAGCAGTTATTGATATTGGCCCTTTTAAAAAATAGTTTTTATTTGCTTCAATAGTTAAAGTTGAATTAGCAGATACAGTATCATAATTTTTATATGCATTATCTGTATCAGAAACTTCACCACCTAATACACCTGCATTTGAACCTAATCTTGTTAAAGCCATTATACTGTTACTATTAATTCTCCATCTGCATTTACAGAAAAAGATAATCCTTTCTTACTAAAAAAACTTTCATCATATAGATCAGTTTGACTTCCATCATTTGATGCTACATCTATATTATCTGCACCATTAGTATAAGTTAAAATTAAATCTTCTAATTGTGTACCTGTACCATTAGTTTTTTTAAAACCATATAAATCTGTATTACCTAAACTGTCTTGTGCTGTTTGTGAAATATCTGATAATTCTATAACACCTGCATCAATACTAGAACTATCTGTTATTACTCCTGTAAAAACTGAATTTCCTATATAACCCATTTGTACTCCTATGTACTTATTGCATCAATATAACTGACTATTGCTTTTAAACTAGAAGCTGTATCACTCTTAGCTTTTATTTTATCTCCTGATTTTAAAATAATCTTTGCTCCACCATCAATTAATTCCAAACTAGAACCTGCTGGGATTGGTGCATTAGAAATTAATTCAGTTGTATTAGAATTATTTTCTATTCCACAATGAACATTGATAGCTGTTCCTGTAACATTAATTAATCTAACTCCTACTACAGTATCATATGAATTTACTTGTGTTAAAATATCAGTATATGAAGTACCGATTGCTGTGTGTGTTAATTGATTTCTAAAATTTTGTGCCATAATTTTCTTTTACTATAATGCAACCGACATAGCAATAGATAAACCAGTAGTTGCAAAGCCATTTGTACTAATAGCGGCATCTTCCCATGCACTACCATTATATACTCTTAAATTATTT